TTCTTATTATCTCTTTCTTCAATTTTGTCTAGGGCATTAAGTATTTTAGTATTAGGCTTTCCCCCACCAACTCTTTCAGGCGGGGCTTTTCTTTCTGCTGAATTATTGACTACTGCGGGTCTTTCTTCATAAGAAGTTAATTCTATTTTCTTTTTAAAACCGCAGTTAAAACATTGCAGTATTCCTGAATCCAAATCTATGCTCATTCTGCTATCACATTTTTGACAGAACAAATCAGGACTCTTGGCTCTTTCTATTAATTCCATAATAGAAGCTAAAAATCTACTGGTCATTTCATCAGGAATAGCAAATTCTTTGGAGATTTTAACAATCCTATCTTTGATTGTTATATCATTTCTTTTAGACATAAAATTACTCTTTACTAAAGGCTTTATTAAGTTTTCTAAAAAAGTCGTCATAATTTTCCCTATTAGTCGGCGGCAAATCTTTAGAAGAAGCCCCCTCTATACCTAAGTTGACTCTAGTCCCATTATTTCTAGTTATACCAACAGAGTTAACATAGCCAATAACTTGACCATTTAGACAAACCTCTATTTTACCTCGTTGATAAAAATCCATATTATTTTTTCCTTTTTATAAGACTAGGTAGAATGTCTGGTTTTTTTGCTCCGCTAACCACGGCATCTACCTCGTCTTTAAAAAATTCATTATACACCTTGTCCTGTTTCTTTCCCCTTACTCTGCCTTCCATTTTTATTTTGTTGTGGCTCGCGTATTTCATAATTTACTCGGTCTTTAAACTTTATAAGATACTTAATCATCTTCTTTAATAAAGCAATATTATCATTTACTCTGCCTAAACAAGTATTACAGTTATCACATAAGAGAGCTCTTACTTTTTTATTATTATGGCAATGGTCAACAGACAATTCTCTACCGTTCTCTTTTTTAGTCTTTCCGCAAATATAGCAACAACCCTTTTGATTTTCTTCCATTTGTTTATACTTCTCTAAGGTAATCCCATATATCTTTTTAAATCGGCTACCTCTATAGGCATCTTTATTTTTCTCATAGAGTTTCTTATTATATTCTACTAATTTCTCCTTATTATTTTTTTTCCACTCTTTGCCTTTGTTTTGATAATATTCTCTTTTACTAAAGTAGTGATTACTTATACAAGACCTACAAGAGTAGTTTAAACCATCTTTTGAAGTATACCTCTTACAAAATTCAGATACAGGTTTAACTTTTTTGCAGGTGTTGCAGATTTTCACTTTCTTCTGCAACTTTGTAGTTTTTACGGTCATAAAATTCACTTTTCTTAGCATCATTCCAGTTATTAACTGGTCTTAAATATCCGCATACTCTTGAATACACCTCGCAAGGTGTTCTTTGCATACTTTTTGTCATAATTGTTTCAAGTTATTATAATTTAGATAATAACTCTTTCCTAATTTCTTCACCCGCTTGCCTAATTAAATTAGAAGTGTTCTCTGAAAAAGAAATAACTCCTAAATCAATGTCTTTAGATTTTACCTTTTTTCTATCCTCTAAGGACAAAGCTACGGGGATAGCTAAGGATACATTGATTAATGCAGAGTCCTCTCCAATTTCAAGAGTGACTCCATTAACTAACTGTTTTTCCATAGATATTTTTAATTAATTATTATTTCCTCTTACCTCTTTTTTAATTTTTGTTCTCAATTTATCCTGCTGATACAAGTGCTTTCGGCGTTGCTGTATTTTAGCTTTATTCTCAACATAATACTGTTTGTCATAATTCTTTTTTCTAACTGATGTTTTATTTTTTTCTAATACCTCATCTTTATTTTCAGCGTAGTATTGTTTAGCAGACAAGTTTAATTTTCTTTTATGTGTCTGATAATAAATTCTTTGCTGAATACGAATTTTTTGTTTATTTTTATCATAGTAAGAAGCATTCTTGGGGGCAGAAGATTTTTTTACTTTTTTTTCTTCCATAAATTTTTAATTAAACCTTTACTTTAAATATCCATTTTTTAGAATAATAATACCAATTATCTGTCTCCTTAGAATACCTCCCCTCACTCATAGATTCATAATGGTATAACTTGGCTTGACTAGCATACCAAATTTTTTTATTTAACTGTTTATAGGTATTACATAAATCTATATCTTCCCAACCCAACCAATAGTCTTCATTAAAACCACCTAGACCTATAAACTCTTTCTTATTAACTAACAGGCAAGCACCAGTCACCGCAGAACATTCCTTATCTTCAGAGGCTTCTTTATAGTCTTCTGGTCTGCCAAAATATTTATGATAAGGATACTGAAAACTATCAAATTCTATTCCTGCGTGCTGGATAACCCCTTGCCCAGGGATTATTAATTTAGCCCCTGTAACGCTTGATTTGTGCGTTTCGTGGCATTTAACTAGCTCTGATAGCCAGTTAGCCATCGGCAGGGTATCGTTGTTCAAAAAACATAGGTATTTGCCTGTCGCTAATCTAGCCCCTTGATTATTTGCAATAGAAAATCCTTTATTTTCTTTATTTCTAACATATAGACCACTTACTCCTTCTGGCTTAGTCCACTTAAAAAAATCTTTTATTAATTTTTCTGAATTGTCCGTTGAATTATTATCTATAATAATAATTTCATAAGGATAATCAGTATTATTAAATAAGAAGCCGAGCATCTGTAAAGTAAAATCTACTTTATTATAAATTGGCACAATAATACTAACTTTATTTTCTTTCTCTTGGGCTAACTTTTTTATTATTTTAGTTGCTATACTCATAACTATTGTCTAATTAGGGCATTATAGTCGTTAGCTATTACTTTTTTCATAATATCGTGTAGCTGATTAGCTTGCTTTTCAGGAGTAAATCTAGCTACAAAATTCATACCGCTAGTTATTTCTCCTTCTATGACTGTTTTGTCTAATTTATATATCTTTAAAATATTTTCTGCTATCTCTTTAGCACTTACTACCGCTTGACTAACTCCATCTGAATGATGAAAAGAAGCACTCGGCTTTAATAACCAGCCATTACCAGCAAGCGTATCGGGCACAGCCGAACAATCAGTCGCTAAAATAGGCACACCGCAAGCCATACTTTCGTGAAATATCATTCCAAAACCCTCTCCCATAGTAGGCAAGCAAAAAATATCTCCTAGATTATAAATTTCTCTGATAGTCTTATCTGTTAAAGACCCGTCTCCGCTTTTTTCTCTCGGCAATACTATATAGTCATTTACTTTATAATAATCTATTAAATATTGTAGCTCGTGACCTTCTATTCCGCCTTCAGGAGTTCTTGTATTATGAGTAGCCCCAAGTAAAAGCATTATTTCTGGTATATCTTTTTTTAATAATCCTATTGCTTCTATTAAGGCAGGCAAATTTTTTCTAGTCTGATTTCTAGCAACTGTAGTAACTATATATTTTCCCTCACAATTAAAATCTTTTCTTAACTGCTTTTTGTCTAACTCGTAAAAAGTCTTTGGGTCAGTTGCGGGAAATAAAACTTCTCCTGAAATTCCTGGAAGTATCTTCTCAATCTCGGTCTTAGCAAAATTGCTATGGTATAAATTATAATCTACCCATTTTAAAGGTTCTTTACAACCAAAGCCTAATGGAGCACCATCTAAAACTCCCCAATGAAGCCATTTTTGTTTTCTAGGATATGCCATCGCAAAAGCAATTTTTGGCAACATATAATAATCGCCAAGAGTTAAAACTATCTCAGGCTCAAAATCCTGAATAGCATATTCCAACATTTCTCTTGCCCAATAACTGTCTAGCTTATGAAAATTGCCAGGGTATATCTCTATCTCTTTATCTTTAGGCATACCGTTAAAGCCTAAAGCTACTTGCCTTATGTCATACCCTAGCAATTTCAAGTGAGGAATTAAATCTCTAAATTCCCGAGCAAAGCCAGAGGGTTTTTGATAATAATCGCCGTATAATAATAACTTCATACCTATTTCTTTTTATAGCAAGCCGTAGAAGCACGACCTGTTCCTTCTGTTATGTTAATTAAAGAAATCCCTAAAGAATTTTTATTCTGCAAAATTTCAGAAACCACCTTTCCCATATCTCCATAATTACTATTTCTATAATGAGCACCCCAGTCTTCTATAATATACCACCCACCTGATTTAACATATTTCCATAGGCAATTAAAAGTATTTCTGGTTTCTTTTTCTCGGTGTGAGGCGTCGTCTATGATAATATCAAATTTTCCAAAATTTTCCCCAAAGCCCTTTAGTTTATTGCTGTCATTCTGGTCTATTTGGAATAATTTAATTCTTAAATCATCATTATCTTTAAGGCTAATTAGCGGGTGTTGGTCAATGCCATATAAATCTGCACGAATAAAATTATCTCTAAACCATCTTAAAAATTCTCCATCTAAATAACCTACTTCAAGAAATTTAATCTCTTTATCTTGCAAAGAAGAAAACATCTTTAAGTATTCAAGTATTAAGCCTGAGTTAAATTTATCCGTATTATAAGTAGTCATAAGTTATCCTTTAACGGGCAGAACACCCGCAATGATTAATATTTTAGCCATCAAAACTAAAGCCTTCCCTCGGTCTTTATTTACGCCCTTAGGGAATAACTCATCTACTTCTTCTACCATTAATGCCCATTCTCCCTCACTCAGTTTTTCCCTTTGATTCTGCATCTTTTTTTTCTAATTTCTTGGCTTCGGCAATCCAAGCGTCAAGAACTTTATTAATATTGTCTATTTGACCTTTATAGACCTCATTAACATTATTTTGTCCTCTTAAAAATTCTAGGATACTAGATAGAACTCTGCCCACTTGGTCAAAATTATAAACACTATAGTCACTAAACTCTTTTACTGTAACGGGTCTATCCGCAGGCATCGGTAACTTTAAGTTAAGTATTTGCTTGCTTTTATCTTGACCTAAAGATGATAAATCTTTTACCTCTGTCATATATTATAATTTAGAAATATCTTCGCCGTTAGGCATTAAATTATTAGGAATAAATCCTTCAGAAAATTTCTTCTGAATCGCCATTCTTCTAACATAGTCCTCTCGGGTCATTGGGGACAATTCCCGATAATAAATAACATTGTTTAACATACTGCCTGCCGCAAGAAAGGTTAAACTTACTAATAATCTTTCGTCAGAAATAGTGTCTAAAAACTTGTTAGTTTCTTCTTCAAACTCCACGGGGTCAGAGGAAGAAATAACTTTTACTCTGTGCTTTGAATTAACTGCAATTTTTTGTTCTGGCATAAATTTACTCTTTACTTAATTAGTTATATTAATTTTTTATCGTAATTAAATCTTGCTTCATTCTAGTTATATCAAATAAAGAAGAAGCAACTGATTTTGGATTTTCTAAATCAACTGAAGTCCAAGCGTCATTAAGGGCTTTTTCTACATATTTATAAGTAACATAGCAATAACCGCCAATACCCCAATTAACTCCCCAACTATTTTTTAAAATAAATTTTTCAGTATTATCATCAAAAGCCCCAAAAAGAGTAGCGTGTAATCCTTCGCTTTTTGCCCCTTCTTTAAAATCAACAATGCCGTCTATAGGAGTAAAGAAATTCTCAAAAACCTCTATGCCTACTTCAGCAAAGCCATTAGCGGTAATTGCATACTTTAATTCTTCAATTGACTTAACACTAGCATAAGATTCTATCTTATATGCACAGTTAGTTGAATCTTTGATTCCTTCATCTTGAAGCGTTTTCATAGCTACGCGGATATTCGTTCCTTGCTCATTCGGCATTCCATCAAGCTCTTTTAATCTGTTATAAAAATCTAATCCTGAAAAATTAATAAGACGATTACACTCCAGCATTTCCTGTTCTTCTTTCATTCCTACGCCCGCATAACCCACGCAAGCAGGCTGATTGCCTTGGTCTAAAACAGGAATACACATATTAAACCAGTTAATTGCTTTAGGAAGTTTTTTTGGCACAATATAACTAGCCAACATCAAATCTCTATTATCTTTTGGGTCTCTAACACAGCCCAATGTATATCCATTCATAAAGTTTGATATTTATTAATTAATTCTAGAAGTTCATCTCGGTGTTTTACACCGACAGTTCTAGCTAATTCCTCATTATTTTTATTTAAAAAAATACAGACAGGTAAATCTAAAATATTAAATTTATTCATTAATTCTGTGGTTACTCCTGAATTTTCTGAACAGTCTACTTCTTGTATGTCTAATTCAGGAAACTGCACTTTAAAATTACGCCACATTGGCTTCATTATTTGGCAATCCCTGCACCAAATAGCTTCAAAAATAAGTAATTTCATAAAGTTATTTTTTATTAGAGGCTTCTTGGTCTCGGGCAGTATCTTCTATCATCTTTTTTGCCCCCTGTTTCATAATTAACTCCCCCACGCCCGTGCGTGTTTTTAATGACCTACGACTGCTAGAATTTGAAAATCCTGCATTATTAATTGGCATAGGTATTTTTTTTAAACCTTGTTTACCACATTTTTTACAAATTAAATCCAGTTCTTCTTGGGTCATTACTTTTCCAAAGAACATTTCTTCTGTATGTCCGCAATTATTGCATTGTAGAGTATAAATAGGCATATTATTTTTTCTTACAGCCCTTACAGCCATATTTACGGGCTTCTTGATATTTAGCTAGACCTTCGGGGGTGTCTAACCCCTTTACTCTTAAAAAATGTTTAACAAAGCCATGGGCTTCTACTAAAGACTTTTTTTGAGTAAAACTCATAACATTCTTTCTCATTATGGGGTCAAGACCATTAAGTAATTTCTTAATGTCCGCCATAGTTATTTCTTTTGTTTCAGTAGCCATAACAATTATAATTAATTTATTAAATGAGTATATTCGGGCATTTTACTTATAGTTAAAACTATCTCTTTTTCATCTATTTTACTTTGTCCGCTAGAACAAATAAACTGATAAGGTGAAGAATAATCAATGTCTTTAGTATTAGTAGTATCTATGTAATTAGGATACTGAATATCTCCTGCTCCTGGAATAACAGGATAATATGGCACTTGCTGAATACCTGGTATACTTTTAATTTTTTGACCATCTATATAACCTTGCATAGTCCTTTCTCTGTCTTCTAATTCTTTTTTTCTTCTGCTGGTTATTTTAGAAATTTCATCTCTTAAAAAAGGTAAATTTTCATATAAGTCTAATTCTTCTTCCGAGAAAAAAGACTCTAAGGTTTCCTGAACATCTAATTTATTATCGTTGGCATATTTAGTTATTTTTTTAACTTTCTCTTTTATTTCTAAGGCTAATTCGTAGTCTTTAATAAGAGCATCTTCTTCGGCTCGGTCATTAGAAGTATCATACATTATACTTCCACCAGACATATACCCTGCGGTTAAATTATTATAAACCTGTGTTCCTTGGGACTTATTTATTTGTGAACGCAACGGGGCTGTGCCCATAGCAGTTGACATAAGTTTTTGTGTTAAAGATACTTTTGGAACAGACATAAATTTAAGTCTGACTATGCTGGGCATTTTTAGCTTCGCCGTGCCAAGTATAGCCTTTTAAATAATCTTGTATTTCTACTTCAGGCAATAAACTGCATTTGCAATTTGGGTGAGCTAACGGACCTAAATATCCATTACTAAAGGTCATTGAAAAAGCAATTACCCCGTCATTCATAGCCAAGACACATACTGGACAGGCATTTGGTTCTGCTAACCAAGATTTTCTTCGGACATCACGGCGAGCATAGCTTTCTTCCCTTGCCCAACTAACTGCTTGCCCTAATTCTGTTCTTGCTATTACCTCAGCTCTCTTTTTAGTAAATTTTTGCTTAGATGGCTTTACCTGCCACGAAGCAAATAAATCTTTTAACCCCTGCCTAATTCCATCATAGCCTAATCCTTTATCATAACTATTTAAAATATCATTTATAATAATTCGTCTGGTAGTATTATTTATGCCAACTATTTTCTTGCCGGCTTCCCATTTAAGTTTATTTCTGACTTCGGGGTCGGTTAAAGTAAATACAGTCGTAATACCTTTGCCCAATCTCGCTAAATTTCCGCCGTTAGCTAATAATGCCGTCTTTATGTCATTTAAACTTGTTTGCCCGCCAAGCTCATAGCCGTCTTTATAATACTCAAAGAACACTTCTACTTCATCATCTTTTGCCGTTAGTAAATATTCTTCTTGATTTAGTGCTCGCAGTAAAAACTCTTTTTCTATTCTATATCTGGCTTTTCTCAACTGCGGAAAGACTTTAAGAAAATCAGTAACAATTCCATAGGGGAATTTGTCTGTTTGCTTTTTAAATATTCTAGCAATATCTAAGACAAACTCCCCCTCCATTTCAAGAAATTTTTTAACAGCAATCTTACCAAAAAGATTAGTCTTGCCTATCTTTCCAAAAGACTTTTTTTCTGCGTCTATGTAAGATGAAGAATAATACATAATTTTACTGTTCGTCGGCAGTTACTCTGCCATAATTTTGTTTATCATCTTGTTGCCACAATAAATCTTCATGCCCATAAATATGGACTCTTAAACTAGCTCTATATTTTTCTTTAGTAGTGTAAAACACTTTTTTATGTTCCTGAATATGCACTTTATGGTTATCTGTTTTCTTTGGGTCTAATACTTCTCCTTTATTTAATTGTTCATTTTCTTTTTTAGCTTGCTTTTTAGCTTCATCTACTGATTGGGCTTTTTCTATACTTTTTTGCGGATTTTTTTCTTTTTGTCTATCTGTTTGAGTCTTAGCTTTTCCTGTTCCAAAATCTCTTAAAGGAGTAGCAATGCCATTATGAACAATAAAGAAATCATTAGCCCAAGGCTCATTGACCATTTCAAGACCCATTCTCTTTCTAGCTTCATTAAAGCTACGAGTGCCATACATAAAGGACTTGCTAGCTTCTTCTACTCTCTTAGAGCTATCTTCAAGGTCAATGTCTTGAAAGTCTAATCTCCAATCATCTATGCCAAAAGAATTTACTATAATACTCTGCGTAAATTTATTACAAATAGCATTTCTAAGTGGTTTAACTACTCTCTGATAAAAGCTCTTAGCCTCCTCATTGCTTGTTGCCCGATTACTGCCTTCTGGCTGGCTAATCATTATCATTGGCACACCATACATACCAGCGACCTGCTTCAAGCCAAAAGTTAATAATTGCAGATAATCCATATCCTGAGGAGTAAGTCCTAACGGACCTGCATCTGCATTATTATATAAAATTAAGGCTTTGCCCGCATTGTGCATTCCTTGAAAGTTCTTTTCAAAGAAATGGCTGAATTCAAGAGCTTCTGTAGAGCTAGTGCCTTCAGGCAGTCTAATTTTTAATGGTGGTTTGCCTGAATTTTCAAAGGTTTTAATATTATAAATTAAAGCCTGTAAAATTAACTGCATTACTGACTGGTTATCTTCAAACAAAGCTCTGCCGTATATTTTCCCTCTCGGGTCAGGTCTCTTGAAATGCATTATTTCGTCCATCTCGTAAATAATTTTTTTATCTTCTGGCTTAGAGGCTTCGGCAAAAGGAACAAACAATTCAAAACCAATCGGAACATTAACCCCTGCTTTACGCTTTTCTACATCTACTAAAATTTTCATATCCTCGCTAGGCAAAGTATAAATTTCTGCTACTTCAGGATTATCTCCTTCAGAGAAAACCTTTTCTACATAAGCATTGCCAAAAGCATAGAAATTAGTGACTACATTTTGAACAATGTCTTCTATGGTCGCTTCAGGATTAGGTGCGTCAAAAAACTCAATTAACTTTTTTAAGTTTTTATCGCTCGGGGTCTTTCCTGGCACAGGCTGTAATAAATATCCTGCCCCTGTTACTGCTGACCTGATTCTATCGGCACATTGTGGCGAACCTGGAGCTTCTGAAAAGACATTATAAATTAGATTCCAGCTTTTATTGGAATCTAATTCAGCCGCCTTAAACTTCTTCTCAGTCGCATTAGAAGTGTATTCAGCAATCCTGCCAAAAGAATAAGAACTTTTAGTTAATTGTTTAGCTGTTTCCTCTGCCCACTTTAACTTCTCACCATCAAGCCTATTTTCTACTTCTTCTTTAATCTCTCCTGACACTATTCGCATTAGAATCCTTTTTGTTAGTGAAACTTTTTCCATAAAATTGAGATTAAATTAAATTACTAAAGGTGGGTAATAAGTTATACCGATAGCCCCCGTCAGGAAAGTATTAGTATAAATTATTAAACCCCTTTAAGAATTTAATTCATATTATGTTCATCAGGTGCTCTAGTGCCATCACGCCCGCCCGCTATTACTACACCAAAACCACCTACTGATTTATTACAATGCCAGCATACACCTGCGACACCGTCAGCCACATCTTTTGACATATTCATTGGGTGGTCAACTTTTTTGCCTTCTATTAATTCAAGATAACGACATTCTTTTATAAATATTGGGTGTAAATAATAATCCATTCTCTTTTCTAAAATCGCTTCTTTCATATAAGTATAGGCTTCTATGTTTCTGTCAACCGATAAAGTCATAGTTTGATACCCAGCATTATGTAATATTTGCAAGGTATCTTTACTCTGCCAAGAATCAGCACTAATTCTTTTAATATTAAAACCCTTTTGCTTTAACGCATATATAAATTCTCTGATTTCACTAAACTGAATTTCTCTGCCAGGCAAGGCGGCAAAAGCGTGCATTAAATCTATATAAACTTTTGGTCGGCGTTCTATTTTTTTAGTGAGTAAGTTAGTGGTTTCTGTCCAGCCGTCAAACTTACCCATTGCGAACCCAGCCACATCTCCCGATTCCTTGCCTAAGGCTAAATCTATATGAATAAATCTAGGCTCATTATCGGTTGCTTTAAACCAACTAGCTAATTTACCATCATCAAGAACAGGATTAAGCCGTTTCTTATTGGCATTTTTATTTATAACATTAGCATCTTTAAAGAAACCTTGAACCGCCAAACTCGGAACAGCCCCTAAATCTCTCATTGTTAGGTCGGGATTTTTCTTAAAATCTTCATAGTATTCAAACGGAATCATCTTTCCCTTATATTCAGGAAAGAACTCGCCCAAATCAAAAGTCTTGCCACTAAATTGTCCTTTAGGTATTGCTTCCCAAGTAGCTAATCTAGCTTTATAAAGGGTAGGATTCTTGTCTTCTTCATATTTCTTTTCCGCAAAATCATAAACAAATCTCGGGGAAGTAATAATAAACATCATTCCATTATTTAAAAACCTGCTTTTAATACGCTTAACTATTTGGTTATGACTGCTTTCAGCGTAATCTTTATTTTTAGTTCTGATATGAAAGGAGGCTTCATCAATAATACCCGCAAAAATATTATAACCTAATGGGGCGGCTTCGTTAGAGCCAATAGGAAAGACAGAAATATTCTTATCAAAGCGTAATTCAGACCTAATATCATCACTCGGTTTATGAAAATGCTGAAACCAAGGACTTTGGTCAATTCTATTTTTAATTTCTCCAAAGACAACCTTTTTAGCCTGTTCTCTATTAGTAGATACATTGATAATATAAATACTAGAGTCATCAGCTAAATTATAATATTTCTGCGGATTTTTTAAGCACAATAATCTATAGGTTAAATATTCAATAGCTTTACTGGTTAAAAAACTCTTGCCAGAACCAATGCCTGCGATTATTAATGCTTCTGTGTATTCTCCTGAAAATATGTCAATGAGCATTTTTCTAATTTTAGGTCTAATCTGATTAGGAGCGGGACAATATAATGGACTATCTAAAAATTCCTCTATGCCTACAGGGGGTTCTTCAAATAATTCCGTGCGGTCTTCCTTAAACAAGTCTCTAGTCTTTTTTAGATTCTGAAACTCCAGTAATATCAACTGCCTCAATTGATTTTGCTCCATTCTGTCCATTTAGTTTGGCTTTCTTGGCAAAAAAGGACATCATCTTTTGTGGGTCAAATTCGTCTAAATTTACCAAGTCAAAATTAAAATTAATTGCATTATTTATTCCAGCTTCCTCTTTGTCAAAAGGAACTCCTAATCTCTCTCTACTATATTTTAAAATCATTAATGTGGATTCTGTTACTTGTTTAAATCCCTTGGTATTTTTTAATTCTAAAACTTCCTTTCCGTTAAGTAGCCCTTTAGCGACTAAACCGTTCATAGCCACTTTTGCCATATTTAGTAACTGACTAATAACCTGACCTTCTTCTACTATAAATTTTTTTAATTCTACAACTTTGCTATCTCGCAAGTTACTCATTGTCGTCTCAAGAGCTTGTTTTTCCCAATCTTTTTTTTCTAACTCCCAACCAGTAATATTTTTAATTATGTTTCCTGAATTTAGCTCATCTATTGTAAAATATTTTTCTTCTAACAAATACCTTCGGGCAAATTTATAAGAACTAAGAAAGAAACCTAGTTTTAATTTTTCCCAATTAATACCTTTATCTTTATCTAAGCCACCAGGCAATAATATTTCAGATACAGTTTTTTCTTTTATTATATTAGCGTTTGCCATAAGTCTTAGCGAACATCACTAAAGCATCTGCCGCCGATTTAGCCTTCTGTTCGCTTCTTATTAATTCAAATAACTCCTCAACTAGTATCTTATCCTCTTTAGTGTTAAAAAACAAAGCCATAGAAGTCCCTTGTGCGTCAACTTCCTCCATCTGGTTTTCTCCGCCTTGCCCATCTATATTATGACTATCCTCACTATTTTTATCCCAATCAAAGTCTAGCAGTTCAATTTTACTCTGAATTAACTCCTTTGAATAAGGCAATCCTGCGGCTAATTTGTCAAGTTCTTCACTTTGCATCATATCTTTCAATAAGTGGCTTAGCTTAACTTCATCAACAGGAATTTTAATTTCTTCTGTTACTATAGTTAATTTTTTAGCCTGTAAATCATCTACATCTCCTAAGTTATTAATAATTACCTCGGGCATACCTAATTCTGTGCAAGCTAAATATCTATGATAGCCATTTATAATTTCATAATAGCCTAGCTCTTTGCCGTTCCTAGCACTTCTAACTAAAATTGGGTCTATTAATCCGTAGGTCTTTATAGATTTAATTACTTCTTCATATTGCTGTTGAACATCTGGGTCATCAGACGGCTTTAATTTAGGATTCCATTCGTTAGGTTTTAACTCAGTAATTTTTACTTTTTTAGTGTTAATTTTTAATTCCATATAATTCCTTTTGATTGCCAAAGCCTCGTTACTTCTACTTCTATCCTTTGATAGGCTTTTATAGATAAAGTATATCTATGAAAACGAGCCACGGCTAAATTTTTGTTATGTAAATTTATATTAGCTCCTTTTATCTTAAAAAAAGTGTCTCTATCATTAAATTTAATATTTTTAGTTTTGCCCTTACCATTAGTAATTACTTTGCCTATTCCGAATATAACTCCCGCTTTCCAAGAGGTGCTATCAACACTATAAAAAGGGAACTGATAATAAACATCTCCCTTAGTCATTGCGAAGCCGTGTATTCTAATGCCTCGGTCATAGCCTTCTTTTATCAATCTTAAATAAGGCAATCGCTTTCTGTGCTGTGGGCGGTCTCCTTCAAGAGCGACATATTTGCTTTGGCTATCTTTTAAAGTAGCAATATAATCCGCCCAAGTCATAATGTCGGGGTGGTAAACAGTAATACACTTTTTATAAAGACCGAGTTTTTTTAATTCTTCCCGCCATTCTAAAACTCTTTTTGACCTACTATTTCTCCAATATCTAATTCTACAAAATAATCATAGTAATCTTTATTCTGAAGTAGCCACTCTTTATATTTTTCAAAATAGACTTCGGGAGTTTCTTTAGTCTTAGTCATTTTCTTATGCACCGATACTGATAAACCTGAACCAGTCATTTCGCTAAAAAAGGTGTGTGCCCCGCTATCTACTATGATATTTTTTATACTGGCTCTGATAAGTGCCATCGGACTCTTAGAATGCCGCCTAACATAGTAGTAGCTAACAAAAGCATTTTTAATTAATTTTGACTTAACTATATCTAAAGTTTCCCGTTGCTCCATTCCTGCTAAATAAATTTTCATACCTTTTTTACGATATTTTTTATATTATTTTTATGCCTTTTAGTATAATCTGAAGAAAAATCACAAGCAAACAATTTAGTCTTTATCATTTTTACGGCTTCATCTAAGTCATTATATAAACACTTTTCAGGATAAAATTCAGGATAAACTAGCCTATTGGGCACTATTAAATTACAATCGTATGCTGAGGCTTCTAGAGCTGAATAACCAAAGTTTTCCTGCAGAGAAGCACTGAAGAAAATCTTACTTTTAGCTAATAATTTTAAGTAATCTGTTTTATTTAGATTAAGTTCTAAAGTCTTAACAGCTTTAATAGCTATGCCAGGATATTTTCTTCTAAAGTCGCCTATTACTCTGTCAAATAACCAAGGCTGTTTTTCTTCATCAAGCCTGCCTGCAAAAACTATAATATCTTCTTTTTTACTCCAAGGTATTTTCTTAACTTTTTTATATAAATCTTCAGCAATAAAAGGCAAGCCAGTAACTTCTAATTTTTTAAAATCTATAATTCTGCCTTTTTCTATTAACTCGTGCTTTATATGTTGACTGCCTAAAAATATTTTATCAAAGCTATGAAACCAACCTCGCTCTACCCATTTTGCCCAGTCTTCTATACCTCGGACAAAATCTGTTTCCGTAAAACTTCCAGCGTGCAACAAGCCCTTAATTTTTACCTGAATATTCCTGAAATAAGCCATATACTTAATAGCCTCTATTCCTGGAAACCATAAGTCGCTTACAAAGAAAACATCTCCATCTTTAATTTTATTTTCCTTAAATAACTTGCAGACTTTTTGCAACTGGGAAAATTTATAATAGTTAGTTCCTTCGCTGTCTAAAAAAGCACCTGTTTCTATTTTAGTGGTTAAAATATTTCCGTCTATTTTTATAAATTTTTTCTTTTGTAGACTAAATTCTCTCATTAACTGGGTATCCAGTAACGCAGTATATCGCCTTTCTATATGTTCCAAAGGTAAATAGTAAATCATAAATTATTGCACGATTGCCCCATTCTCGTTGTCTTCATAAACTCCGATATGGGTATCTCTCTTATATTTTTTGTCTAAATAATCTTTTATTTCTAAAGCAATCTGCTCACAGCTTTTAGGGAAAGTTTTCTCATTATAATTTTTATCTACAAAATTCTTTACATCTTTTTGCAGTAAAAAAAATTCTAACTCTCGGTCATATCCTGAAACTGGAATCATTGCTACCACACTAAAAATATGCCTATGAGGATTTCTTAAGAAAGCTACTTCTTTCGGGGCTTTTTTCCAATAATGAAAAGCAATAAAAGAAATTCTAATTTGTAGAGTAACTTTTACCTCTTTACTATTTTTATTATTCATAATCTTATAGCTCAATTAAATTAAATAATTCTGCCCTAGCCTTAGAATCGGTCTTAAACTTACCGCGAATGTCGCTAGTAATCATATAACCTTCTTTTTTTACACCACGCATAGTCTTGCATAAATGCTGGGCTTTCATCACTAAGGCAATGCCTTTAGGCTTACAGGCTTTCTGTAATTCATCTACTATTTCTTTTACTAGCCTTTCCTGAATTTGCATTTTAGCGGCGTGGTAATCTACTAGCCTCGCTACTTTGCTTAAACCTAAAATTGTCTTATCAGGAATGTAAGCAAAAAAGTATTTACCAAAAAACGGAACTATATGGTGTTCACAATGAGAATAAAAAGTCCCCTCGTCTATAATCATCTCATTATAAGTAACCCCGTCGTGACCATTCCTAAAGCAGGTAACTTCAGGTCTTTGCTTTTTGTCGTATCCTCTAAAAAGCTCTTTATACATTTTTGCCACGCGTGCGGGCGTTCCCAGCAAACCCTCTCGCTTAACATCTTCACCAATATATTCCATAATTCTCTGAATATGTTCTTCTATGCCAGTTGCTTCTTTCTCGTGCGGAAAATCAATCCATTCGTTAGGCAGTTCTTTTACAACATACTTAGTCAGATTTTTTGGACTATGCTGTTTTCTATAAACTACCGCTACATCAAACTTTTTTTCTTTGTTAAACTTTTTAATAGTCTCTCCTCCATCTATTAAATCATCTACAATTAGAACCTTGTCATTTTTTATATACTCTTTATTTCTAAATTGCTCTACTGTGAGCATTTCGGCTTTTATCTCATTGGATACTATATAGGCAGTAACTAATCCGCCTGCAGGTATTCCAAAGACATAATTATACTTATTTTGTGGTATTTTTTTGGCTAATAATTTTGAATACCTAATAAGTTCGGGAAAATATATTTTCATACATTCAGTAAGGCAGGGCTAAAAAGCCCTTTTAATTTTTTAATTTTAATTCTCTACATCTTTCATTAAAATTTCTCCTGCAAATTCTGGTATAATTGCTCCTTCAGGAACTGGCTCAAAAGAATCGTGACTGATTAATAATACAACTTTATTTCTTTCTTCATCATAAGCAACTCTTTGTAAAATACAGCCCTCAGGCAATTCATTATAGATAAATACTTTTTTATTAGAGGATACTAAATGAAAAAGTAAATCTGGGTCTATAAATACCCGCTTTAATTTATTTGTATAGGTCATATTATTTAACCCAACTATCTGCAACTTTCATATCTACAGGAGTTGGGATATTAAAGGTAACTGCTTTTTCCATAGCCTCTTTAATTAATCCTTTAGCCTCCTCCACTTGGTCTTCTCTAACTTCTACGACTAATTCGTCGTGT